TAACAGAAAAGCCTTATCAATCTGAGGAATTTATATTTTTAAAGCAATCACTTATTAAACAAAATGAAACCTATTTAGACTTTGGGAAATTTAGAAATGGAGAAGAATATTTACTCCTTGTAAATAATATTGGATTTTTGATAAACAAAAATTTAGAAATTGTATTGGAGTATCCGCTACAATTGTTTGTTTACGAAATAATAAACTTCCATTCTTTTCGTTTAAAATTAGGTGAAGATTATTCTTTCAGAATTAATGCTCTAGAAAAGGAACAACTCACAAATTACGTGTTTAATACAGAACAGTTTGCAGAATTAAAACGTTCAATTATTTCAACGCACATGTTCACCTATTTAGATTTTGGGATTATAAAAGAAGAAACTGACAAACCTTATTATTTTATCTTAGTAGATAATAAAGGATTTTTTGTTGATAAAGAAATGAATGTCACACGTAATTCTGCGAATTTTGTTTTATGGGGTGGACATAACCGATTATGGAAGTTCAATACAAAAATTGGCAATTTAGGATACAATTTAGAAATGAATAATGAACAAAAGGAAAAATTTGATAATTACAGAAAATCATTAGTTAAATATGAACCTTCATTTTTAATGGAAACCGAAAAATATAAAGCGATACTTCTTACAAATGATAGAATCAAAACTTTACTAACTAATTTTTTAGATCAACACCTTAAATCCTCTTTCAAAGATGGAGGATTGTTTGAGATATATGACGATGATTTTTTAGTTCCTTTGTTTCTTAGGGATAAAAATCTAAACCTAAGAATGTCAGAAGATTACAAAGAAAACTTGGAATCTTATTATCAAAAGCTATTAGAAATTTTATTCAAATGGAACATTTTAGAACGTGAAAATATTGGCGAACATGGTTTCTTTTTAATAAACCGTACAATAAGAGATATTGCAATTGGCTACTATGCCAAAGAATTTGAAGAGATGTATGGTGGTTATTTTTCTTCCATTGAAATAGAGGAAATTGAACATTATATCGATTCTTACTATTCGATTGATTTCATTGACCACGATGATGAAGATAATATTGGATTCTTTACTTATTACCTTTTCTCAAAAATTAAGGATTTCCAAAATTTATGTAATAACTCATTATTTGAAGCAAACAAAATTATAAAAGAGAAAATTTCTGAATACGAAAAGAACAAAGAATTAAACTCCTTTGAATATAGTTTGATGAACAGTAAAAAAGATAAGCCAAAGAATGGATTTGAAAATGTATCCATTGATGATGTTGATATGATGAATGGTAGAGAGTTTGAGGAATTTGTTTCATTCCTATTTAAGAAAATGGGATATACAGTGAATTTAACACCTGCTTCGGGCGATCAAGGAATTGACTTGGTTGCAGTTAAAAATGGACTTGAATTGGTATTCAAACAAAACGTTACTCAAATAGTGTAAGCAATAAAGCAATACAAGAGGTAGTAGCAGGATTAAACCACTATAATCTTTCTAAAGCAATTGTAATTACTAATAACGTATTCACTAAATCGGCTATTGATTTAGCATTGTCAAATGATGTCGTTTTATGGGATAGAAGTATCCTTAAAGAAAAAATTAACGAATTGAGTTTACAAGTAAATATAGAATAGATTTTACTAATCTAACATTTACGTTTCTCCAATCGGAGAAGCGTATTTTTTATGCCATTTTTCAGAAAGGAGTTAACCAATGCCAAAAATTAAGCTGAATATTGACGTTTCATTCTTTAATGAAGTGTATTTGCCACTCCTAGAGAATACCGAACGTTTTACGGTAATCATGGGGGGAGCTGGTTCGGGTAAGTCACACTTCACAGTCCAAAAAAGTATTTTGAAGGCTCTTAAATATCCTAATCGAAAATTTCTTGTTGTCCGTAAAGTATTGGCAACCATTCGTGAATCGATTTTTGCCTTGTTTATCGAACAATTATCTAAAATGGGAATTTTGCAATACTGCAATTACACTACCAGTTACATGAAGATCGAATTACCCAACGGTTCAGAGTTTGTATTTTTCGGATTAGAGGACGTTGAAAGGCTGAAATCAGTGGCAAACGTTGATGACATTATCATTGAGGAAGCTACCGAATTAACGCTTGAGGACTTTTTATCGTTGAATTTAAGGTTGCGGTCAAGTGCCGAAAATCAACAAATTCACATACTCTTTAACCCAATCAGTAAATCAAATTGGGTGTACAAATATTTCTTTGAGCAGGAACAACCGAACACTGTAATCTTACGTACAAATTTTTCGCACAATCGTTTCCTTCCTCAAGACTTTATCGATAGTCTGATGGCCTACAAAGAAACCAATCCTTTATTCTACAAAATCTATGCTTTAGGAGAATTTGGAAACCTTAATAAACTGGTGTTCGAAAATTTCAGAGTAGAGAAGTTTGAAGATAAGGGAGATTTATATATCGGAATGGACGTTGGTTTCTCCAATGACCCTACGGCCATCATAGGATGCTACATGGAAGGTTCAAATTTGTATGTAGTAGATGAATGTTATCGCAAGGCCATGTTTGTAGAGGATATGGTAAGAGCCTTAAAACAAAAAGGATGGGATAGGTATAGTGTAGCGGTTGATAGTGCAGAGCCTAGAACGATTGCAGACTTGAAACGTCAAGGCATTAAGGCTTATGCGGTCAAGAAGGGGAAGGATTCAATTAATCATGGTATCTCATGGTTGCAAAACATGAACATTATTATCCATCCTCGATGTGAAAATTTGATTAAAGAAATGAATGACTATACATGGTTAAAAGATAAGGACGGTACTTACATTCAGAAAGTAAATCCACACTGCCAAGATCATGCCATCGACAGTTTGAGATATGCTACCGAAATTATCAGATTGAACAGTAAGGTTCGCTTCATGGACAAGAAACTCTTCGGTTTGTGACATTGTAGTATATAAATCGTAATAATAACTATTCTCAATAACTTTTACCTGTATTGCCAATATAGAAATTTATAAAGGAGTGTACTCAATGGAATTTTATAAAGTTCAAAGTATCGATGAAATTAATTCTGAATTGATTTTGTTATTGATCGAACGGTTCAAGCAGAATGAAGTGCCACGTTTACAGAATCTCTACCAGTATTATCTTGGAAACTCAAAAATTAAGAGTAGACCATCAGTAGATGCAACAAAGCCAAATAATAAGATTGCACATCCAATCGGAAATATGATAACTCAATCCGTCATCGGTTTCTTCCTTGGCAAACCAATTTCGTACAGTTCCGACAACGATGACTTTATCATGAAGGTGCAGGACATTTACGATAAGGCCCATGAACAAAGCCATAACGTTAAAATCGGTAAGCAATTGAGCATTTATGGTTTGGGTTATGAACTAATTTACATGAACGAATTGAATGAGGTTCGCCTTGCAGTCTTAAATGTAGAAGAGTGTTTCATGATTTACGATAACAGTGTCGAACAAAATCCTCTTATGGCAGTTCGATTCTATGATGTTCAAAATTACTTGGAGGATACGGTAGAAACTTTTGTAGAACTTTACAGTGCTACGTCCGTTCAATTTCTCAAGATCGTTGACGATGAATTGAAATTACAAGAGGAAAGTCCTCACTATTTCGGTGAAATACCTATCATACAATTTTTCAACAATGAAGATGCAAGCGGTGACTATGAAAAAGTTTTAGACCTCATTGATAATTTTGACCAATGTATTAGCGACAATGCCAATGACATTGAGTTATTCGCTGATTCTTATTTGGTTCTAAGTGGAATGAGTGGTACTGATTCAGAAGATATTAACGAAATGAAAATGAGAAGGGTTATGTTGCTTGAGGAAGGCGGTTCGGCCCAATGGCTTACAAAATCTTCTGCAAATCAAGGTATCGAACAACATATTGACCGTCTACGACAAAACATTCATCAAATGTCCTGTATCCCGAATTTTGCAGACGAAAAATTCTCTACTGCCCAAAGTGCATCGGCTTTACGTTATCATCTTTTTGGTCTTGAAACTATCTGTTCTATCAAAGAACGCTACATGGAATTAGCATTAGAAAAAAGGCTTAAATTGGTTACGAATATCTTAAATATTCTTGGCGGAAACTATAATTCTACAGACATTGTAATGTCCTTTCAGAGAAATATTCCTACTGATTACACACTAATTACAGATATGGTAAGTAAATTACATGGAATTGTAAGCGACAAAACGCTACTTTCTCAAATTTCCTTTATCGATGACGTAAATTATGAACTTCAACTGCTTAAAGAACAGAATCAAGATAGTCTTTATAGCACAAGTGATTTTACTGTTACTAATCCAAATGATAGCACTACTGTTAATGATAATACGGTGGTGTAGGCTATGGCTACTGAAAAGGCAAATGAAAATGAAGATATTAAGGTTCGTAACCCTGATGAAGAATACTGGAAGAAAAGATCAGAAAAGAAAGTCGATAGGCGATTCAAAGAATTAAAAGATGTCGAAAAGAAATTAGCTGAAATGTACCGATCAACCATTGATACCATTCGTCAATTGGTTGTAGATATGCTTACTAGATATGGCATTTTGACGGACACTATGACCTATCAAGAAGCCATTAAGAAGCTAACACCAATGGAATTAGCTGATTTAAAAGCAAGAATGGAGCAGTTAAGACCACAAATTCAATCGACTAATGATGAAAAAGTAATAGCCGAATTTGAAAAATTAAGAACTGCAACAGAAATGACAAGGTTAGGAGCAGTACAAACACAAATAGAAGCAAATTTATTATTGCTAGGAAGTACAACTGTAACCTTGCTAGCAGATTCACTATCAAAAGCATTTACAGATACCTATTATGAAAGCATCTATGATCTTTTTGTTGGTTATGGTATTGGTTTTGATTTTAAGCATCCAAACAAAGAAGCGATTGACTTTGCAATTCATTATCCTTGGAGTAACGATGACTTTAGTTCGAGAATTTGGTCTAACAGAGATAAATTAGTAACTGAATTAAGACAAACTTTAGTAAATGGCTTAATTCGTGGTGAAGGCAATCAAAAAATGGCCCGACAACTGGCTCAAAAGATGGATTCTAATTACAAAAATGCTCTTAGAGTTATGAGGACTGAAACCAGTTTTGTAATTGGAGAAGGTACAAATCAAGCATACAAGCAAAATGGCTTCGTCCGACAATATATAGTAGTAGCAACCCCTAGTGACCGAACATGTGAAATTTGTATGAATATGGATGGAAAAATTTTTAATGTAGATGATAGGGTTGCAGGAAAAAATTCCCATCCTTTTCATCCGAATTGCCGATGTGCTGACCGTCCTTATATAAAAGACGAAGATTTATCACAAATTCCTAGATTCGCTAGGGTAAATGGTAAAACGTTTTCCATTCCTGCTTCCATGAGTATGCAGGAATTTAAAGATAAATATTTGAGGAATGGTGTTCCGTCATAGGACACCATTTTTTGTTGCAATCATACTTAATTACTTGAACTGCAAAGGCTTGTAAGAGAATTTGCAGGGCATATGGAGGAAATTGAAAATGACGATTGATAACCCAAATTTAGATAATCAAAATCCAAATAATACAAATCCAAATAAT